GAAGGTTCTCAAGACGCATTTGGCTACGGCGCAGGTGTAGGTGGTTTTGTACAAGCTTTTGCTGAGATGATTGCACCAAGAGTTCGTGCTAGAGGTACACCTTCTGATGTTACAGAAGAAATACAAGATTTAGACCGACCTGTTCAAGGTCCTGACCCACTAGCTCCAACACAAGGTCCTGATCCACTAGCTCCAACACAAGGTCCTGATCCGTTAGCCCCAACACAAGGTCCTGAAGCCCCTAGAAAATTACTACCTGCACCTCCAGATGTTGTTGTTGACCCAGAAGGTACAGCAAGACTTGCAAGAAAAACAGTATCAGCAGACCTATTTGCTCCCCTACCTGGAACTAGAAAAGAAACAAAAAGACAAACTACTGCAAGAGAAAGGGCAGAACGGGATATAAGAGAAACTGCCGCTGCTAGGTTTGATTTACCGTCTTTAGAAGTTATACAAGGACGACAACGGCTTGTTGCTAATATGAGACGTAAAGTTATAGAAGATGCTACTATAAAAAATAAAGAAAAACTTCTTAGCACGTTCGACCAATTATATGCAAACCCTTTAGGTGCAAAGGGTGTAGTACCAGAAGATATTTTTAATGAGGTGCTTACAGCCGTTAAGAGACAAACGCAAGATGCTGCTACTAAAGCTAAAATAGACACATTGTTTAAAAATGTTAACGTAGATGATTTGTATAGAAAAACAGGTGAGGCAGAGTATGTAGGAAGCCTAATAGAAGGAGGAGCTGATGCAAGAGCTGACACGACAAGAAGTGGAGTTGGCGTTCCAAGTGATAGACAAGATGCTGCAAAAGCCGATGCTGTACAAGTCGGTAGTGCCGAAAAAACTGATGCACCTGCAACCGCAGGATTGGGAAGACCTGACGCACCTGTTGACAGAATTGATGTTAGAGAAGGACCAGAAGCGAGTGCATTAGCGAAGAAGCCATTTTTTGATCCTGCAGTTGCAGAAAGACTTAGAAAAGGAGAAGCGTTTAGGAAAGCCGAAGACGCAAGAAAAACTTTAGAATTAGAAAAACAAGAAGTAAAAGATATTGTATCAAAAGAACAAAAAGAAGGGTTTCTTGCGGATAGAAAAGGACTTGAAGCAGTAGATAAAAAAGACCTTGATAATGAGTTTAAGCAAAACTTTGATCAGACAGCTACTCCTGAAGCAAAAGAGATGGAGTTTGTACCGAAAACAAACATAGTAGTTCCATCAGAAACAGGACGAGGCTACGACCTTGACGACGTTGATTTAAAAGACCCTACAACAGCTAAAGATACTCGTGTTATTTTAAATTTAGTTACAGGTAAAACCAAAGGACTTAGTAAAAATAAAGAAGCGCAAGAGACTAAAAAATATTTTTCTAAAGTTGCTTCGGTGCATCAAGGGGTAGAAAACCTTATACACGATGCTGTATATGCTAAAAAACAATTCCGAACAGAAAGTTTAGAAAAACAAAAGAACCCAGAAATATTAGAAGGTAAAGAACTCGCTCTAGCTAAAGATTATGACAACTATGCTAAAGGCACAGGGAGTGTTGCCGCAAGGAAAGCGCTTAGATTTTTAGATAGCAGCCAAGATATAAGTGAGAGTACAAAAAAATATATAAGAGAACGTCTGGTTGAAGAAGGACGTAATAGAGAATTAATAAATATAGAACAAGGACATGATGTTTTTAAGTATTTGCCAACAGCAGAAATAAATACTCTTGCCCACTCATTAAATTCCGAAGTAAAAAATTCTCTTTATGCAGGTAATTTAAAAGACGCACTAAAAAATGTAGGACTTACAGAAAGTTTACCTAAAGAAATTACCGATTTAGCTAAAAAACTTGAGGGTCGTGTTGGTACGACAAAGATAAAAGTTAACTCCAAGATTAAAAAAGGTATATCAGGACTATTTAATCCAAAAACAAACACAATAGAAATAAGTCCTGCAAGTGGTATGAACTCTCACGTTCTACTGCACGAGGTAACTCACGCTGTCACAACTGCCACCCTGGCAAACAAGTCACACCCTCTAACTAAACAACTTACTGCACTTTATAATGATGTGAAACCATATTTAAGCACGGGGTACGGCACACAATCTTTAGATGAGTTTGTAGCAGAAACATTTAGTAACCATAAATTTCAACAAGAACTGGCTTCAATCAGTATTAAGGGACAACCTGTACGAGCGCTACAACGTTTCTTTAACTCTGTTGTTAACTTCTTAAGACGCATGATAGGACTTGATACGGTCCCGCTTACTGCTCTTGAATCTGCAAGCCCACTTATAGAAGCCATTATGGCTCCCGCACCAGAGTTTAGAGATGCAGGTGCATTACTTATGCGTACTTCAGATAGAATGAAGGATGTTGTTGGGAATATAGAAAAAACTATAAAAGATGTAAGAAAAGGAACGCCTAGTACTTTTGAAGAAATATATAATTTTATTTTTGAGAGTAAAATAGCAAGTGCGGCTAAAAATATTTTTTTAGGGTTTACAGATGTTTTAACTGTAGGAAAATTAGGCGAATTTTCTGGTATGGGCGACATAGGTATGAGAATAAATGACGCTCTGAATAATCAAAGAGGTGCAAGCGAAGCTGCTCGAAATCGTTTTATAGAGGCTTATGATTCAATAAAAAAAGATAGAGATGCACTCATAAAATTAAACGAGAACGGCATAAAGATTTTAGATGACCTTGTTTATAGCCAAGATTTTGGGGCTACAATATACCAAGTAGACCCTACAAAAGAGCTTACAGATTATCAGGAAACGAAAAAAGGAGTTATTCAAGATAAGTTTGACAGTAGTGGTAACAACTTAAGAGAGATATGGCAAAGACAGCAAGATTATTTAAAACAAAATTCAAAGGAACGCACACTTGTTTTAAGTATGTTTAACAAGATGAGAACACATTACCGCAGTGAGTATAATAAACTTAAGGTAGCCATTGGTAAACAAATAGATGATGCGCTAGGTAAAGATTCAGATGGAGCTAAACAACTTAAGAAAAATGTTTTTAATAAAATATTTGATGCAAATACTTTAGATGTTTACTTTCCATTAATTAGAGAAGGTGACTTTGCTATAAAATATATGAGAACAGATGCTGATGGAGACCCAGAAGTATTTGAATTAGTATCTACACCACAAGCTCAAGCAGACAGAATAGCAGAATTAGAAGCCGATTCTGGTGTAGATAAAGCTTCTATACGAAAATATAATAATTCATTGGAGTTGACTTCTGGGTTTAGAAACTCTCCTCCTACAGCTTTTGTAGGTAATATTCTTGATGTATTAAACAAGAAGGGAACTAAAGAGAACCAGGAATTGGTAGATAACCTTAAAACAGATATAACAAATTTATTTGTACAAACTTTACCTGAAACATCTTTTGCTAGATCACTACAAAAACGAAAAGGTACTAAGGGCTTTGAACAAAACTCTATGAAAGCTTTTGAAATGAAAGGTTTAAGTTTACCATCACAAGTTGCAAAGTTAGAAGGCACGGCTAATTTACGAGCTTTAGAAAGTGAGCTTATAAAAATAAGAGATGGTAAAATAGAGAAAGCAAGTAAAGATTTTGAAGCTAAAAAACTTTTTTCAAAAGAAACTATAACTCCTGAAGTTAATCGAATAACGGAAGAACTTAGAAAACGCATACAATTTGGTATGTTTGGCGCACAAAACAAGTCTCTTGAAAAGGCAGTTAAAGGAGCTAACCAAGCAGCGTTTGCTTATACGATTGGATTTAACGTATCGTCTGCTGTTGTAAACCTTTCACAAGTTCCTTTGTTTGCATACCCTTATTTATCTGCTCAACACGGGTTTAAGAACTCATTTAAAGCAGTCGCAGAAGCTTCTAAATTAACCGCAGGATCAAGAAATACAATAAGTAAATATTTTGATGAGAACTACAAAGTCAAAGACGAGTACAAAAAAATTATACGTGACAAAAATGAAACCACCGTTGACGCAGACAAAGAAATAGCATCTCTTCAAGAATATGGACCTTTGGTAAAACTCGCTGCTGAAAGAGGACAACTTACTAACACGTTTTTATTTGATGCTCTTGGGCTACAAGAAACACAAGGGTTGCAAAAAAAGGGGGTCGCAGGTTTTTTTGATAAAACAGTTGGGTTTTCTGCATTTTTCTTTAACCAAGCAGAACGATTTAACAGACAAACTGTATTGATGGCTGCATATAAATTAGCTCTTACTAACACAGATACAACATACGGTGTTAACAAAGAAAAAACAGCAGGAAACCCAGAATTAGCAGCTCGGTACGCAATAGATCAAGCCCAAGAGTTAAATGGGGGTACGGTTTTAGAGACAGGTCCTCGTTATGCTCAACAACACGTGGGTAGAATTGCGCTTATGTATAAAAGTTACGGACTACGTATGTACACCACGATGCTGCAAAGCACTATAAGAGCCATTGCAGGGTCTAATTTAACTAAAGAAGAACGTATCATTGCGGCAAAACAAATTTTATATGTGCATGGCTCTGCACTTGCTATGGCAGGAGTGTATGGATTACCTCTTTATGGCGCAGTTAAACTGGTAATGGATTTATTTTTAGATGATGAAGAATTAGATTTTGATGCTAATGCAAGACAATTTTTCGGTGAAGAGTTGTATAAAGGACCTATTAACGCGTTACTTGGTGTTGACGTTGCAAGTCGGATACGCTTATCAGGATTGTTAGTACAAGAAAATAGATTTAACCCTAACGCTTCTATTGAAGAAGATTTATTTTTTCATTTTGGCGGTCCTGCGGTTAGCACTTTAAAACGATTTGTTAGAGCTAAAGATGATCTTGCAGCGGGTGAAGTTGGTAGAGCTACAGAAAATTTACTCCCTGCAGGTATTTCAAATGCTGTGAGAGCCTCTGTTGGAAGAGTGGCACAAGAAGGATACACAACTCGACGCGGTGATGCTATTTTTACAGATAATAATATAGCTGATAACATTGGAGCAGTGTTTGGATTTGCTCCTATAGAGTATACAAGACAGATGGATATTAACAATGATCTTAAAAATATTGATATAAATATAGGTAAGAATAAATCTAAGCTATTGAAAAAATATTATTATGCTTTACGCACTAACGATTATGATGAACTAAGAGATATTACAAAAGATATAGCACAGTGGAATAAACGATATTCACAAGATAAAAAAATACAAATAGATACAAAAACTATACAAAGGTCTATGAAGTCACATGAAGCTCGTTCTAAAAACATACAACTCTACGGTGGGGTCAATATAATTAACACGGGTATTATAGATCAACTAAGAGCAGAGTATGATTAAAAAGTGTTTACATGGAAGAAGAAAATAAAACAAAAGAAGATTTTAAAAACGAAGATAAGGCGGCGCTAAGAAGACAACTCGCACAACTTAGAATGGCGAGATACACCCTGATGTCTATGGGGGTTTTTACTGCAGCAATGTTTTTTGTATCGGTTGAAAGAGTAAACGCTTTGTCTGATATTTCAAATTTATTCTATTTGAGTGGCGCGGGTATAGTTGGGGCGTATATGGGGTTCAACTCAAAACGTTTTTAAAAAAGACCGCCCGAAGGCGGTCTAGTCTGGGAGGGAGAGTGACAGAAATGTCTCTGTCTTGTCACCCATATCACACAATTCTCCACATGCGAACCCCTAATTTATTATTTTCTATACAAACTTGAGTTTCTACCTGCCAACCCTTATCTTCTGCTATCTTTACCAAGCTATGTACTGCCGCCTGGGTGTTGATACATTGAATGAATACAGAAGAACTTGTTACCATACGTTCCCAATTTACTATAATCCGCACCCCATCAGGGCAAAGATCATGTACTTTCAGTATTCCCTGTCTTATTTTCATTTTCTATAGAACAATCTACTTGTATTACCCACGTAGGAGGTAAGTTCATATGTGTACCCCTGCTCAACCGCATCTTAGTTTTTGTAGCGCCCATCTTATGTGTAAGGTCATATATAAACGAGTTATAATTTATTTGTTGTTCTCCGCACCAAGTCTTTAGTGGTTTAACAATAAGATACGCACGTTTTAAATCTGTTTCATATCGTGCAACAAGTTTACCTCTCGCTTGAGACTCAGGTATTATAAGTTCAGTAACCCCGTCCTCTTGCTTACGTAAATCATCCGTGCTTTTTATCCATAGCACGTTGCTCCAATGCTCGTGTATGTAATCGTTTAGTGTCTCTTCCACCGATACACTCATGTCCTCAACTTGACGCTTGTTTTCTTTTAATTTTTCTATACCCCACGCAAATACTTTTTTAATGTCATAATCTACAAGCCCCACACGTTTCGCTAACATAAGTCCTGTTATAGTAGAAGCAACGAGTATAGACCAATATCTATTCTCAGCAGTCAATCCTGCTTTTGCATCTACTCTAGCTTGCACGTCGGAAAGAAGTTTCTTTACTTCATCTAAATTATTCATAATGTGTTGCACGTATATCTTACCTGCATGACCATAGTTGTTCTGCAAGCAAGCACTAAATACATCAGTCTCTTCTTTTGTTTCAAAATGTATACGGCTAACACGACACTCCATTATTCTCTGTGCTTCTGCTTTTGGCATTGCTTTAATAATACTTATGCGTTCTACCATGCTTGTGTTGCCTGTTGTTACAGCGAGTAATCTCCACGAGTCACCTCTGTGGCGTTCCGTGTTACTGCTTGCCGACATACGCCCCCGTTGCCTACCACCTGTTAATTGATAGGCTAAGTTCGATAACTCTTTGCCCGACGTGTTTGTAAGCTCGTCCATGTACAGTGGCAGGTTATGGTATACTTCACCTCTGTTCATCTTAGTGTTGAACGTGTCTCGCTCGTGTATGATTAGATCATCAGGATTACCCCACACGGATACCCCTGCTGCCATAGCTGTTGTCTTTCCTACACCCGACTCCTTACTATAAATATGCAATCCTGCACAGTTTATTGGCGACATAGCCATAAGAGGTGAGCCAAAAGATGTACCCACGACAAATTGATGTAACTCAAACCCATCACGGTTATAGAAGTTTATTGTTTCTTTCCAATCCTCTAGCGTACCTCTCGGCTCAAACGAGGGAAACAATCCTGCCGTTGGTGTAGAAGGTGGGTTAAATTCTATACTATCTTTGCGTATTTCTTCATTGCCAAGAATAAACCCTTCAAGGTTATCATCTGTCCAACCAAACTGCCTTCGTGCTTCATCAGCTTTATCTGTTAATTGTAATTGGTTTACCCACGTTGTTGTGTACTGCATTAGTTCGTCCATCCTTGTTACTGCTATGCCTTGCATAGATAGTTGCTTTCTTAATTCTTCTTTCGATGTTACAGAAGTCAATGGTATTGTAAACTCTCTCACCCCATCCCTCGGCAGATGCAACCGCATCACAATAGCTTCTCCAAGCTCTACATCATGTATACGTTTCACAACATATAAATCGTTATGGTATATAAGTTTATCCTCTGGATCACCATCCGCGTTACGAAACCGTATATACACGCCACCGTTTGCACCTCTAAAATATGGTTCGGGGTACTGTGGTCTTTCTGGGTCAGTCGGGGCTTTCTTTATTTCTCTACCCAATGTTATCGGGGATTTAATATTACCAAAGTTAGGACAGTCTGTGCAAAGATCGGGGTTATGCTCATAAAAACTAGAGCAAAGGTAGGGTCCTTTTATTAAGTCTACCTTCTCTTGTGTTAACTCCTTACTGTATCCTTCATGTCCTATCGATATGAGGTCCACAGCTTTATCTTTGTCCGAACAAAATTTTGCTATAGACAGCCCTGCTCTCCACAGAGGTTCGCTAATGCTCTCTTTGTTCTGTATCATGTTCTTTATTTGAGCGCATCCTGTACCTTTGATAGACTTCTTAAGTATGTTCTTAAACGAGAAGTCCGAGTTCTCTCTCAGTGCTTCTCTCAAGGCACTCTCAGCAGAGTCAACCTTTACAGGCACAGATATGTTGTTTCCGCCTAATAATTTTGTAAAACTCTCAAAGTTCACAAGCTTGGGTTCTTCAATACCTAACATCTTAACTTGTTTAGGTGTGTTACCCTTGTGGTTGTGGGTCCCTGGCACACGTAATACTCTAGCTGTATCAGCCGTAACCGCAGGATCAGCCCTCAATCCATGCTCTACACACATCTTCTTTAGTTGCAGTGCTACAGGAGTCCACTCGTCAGGATGCACGGTATCCTCTAATATCCAATAGACATGCACCCCATACCCAGAACTCACCATAACAGGTTTAGGTAAGGATAACGTCTTAACGAATCCGCGCAGGGCGTTGATCGCTTCTGTTTGATTTGGGTAGTCCTTACCCTCTCCACAATCTAAGTCCAAGAAGAATGACTTAAGATGTTGTACGTTCTCGCTCTTACGACTGTTACCATCTTTAAACGTAGCTAGTCCGTAAAAGGTATTAAGTTTTTGTGTATCTAAGTTGTTTGCGGCGTGTATAACTGCATCAATAGAGTCATAAAATTTTTGTATTCTGCGATCATCATTAAAAGCTAGAACGCTGTAGTATCCGTCACTCCCTAGTACATTTTCTAAAAATGTTTTTGTTTCCATAATTTCCACCCATCATGAGTGCCGAAGACGCCACGACAGAATACGACACATTATTCTTTCGGTAAATACCTAGTCGTGGCGGAGTGCTAATGATTAATCCCAATCATCAATTATTGCACTCAAGTCATCATCATTAGAAGTAGCGGGTGGGGCTGACTTCTTAACAACTTTCTTAGGTTCTTCGACAACTTCCTCCTCTTCTACAGGAGCAGGAGTTGCTTCTTGTTTAAAAGGGTTTGGGTCATCTTCTATGGTAAAACCATCAACCACTTCAAAAGGATTTCTGTCTTCCATAGGTACATACTTAACAACCTGCACGGCTTTCAGACGTAAGTTTACGTTCTGCTTACCACCAAAGTCATAAGGATTAAATGTAACAGCAACATTCACAGTGCTACCTGTCGTAAGTAAAAAGTCATCTGGTAACTTCGTACCCTGTGCATCAACCTGTAAAGGTTTGGTTGTTTTGTTGTTGCTATATGCACCCTTCAAGTTAGCCTTGTGGGTAAACATACCTTCGTCGTCTTTAACAAATGGACGCTCTAATTTATTTGCCCACTTATCTTTTTTGTTTGCTTGGTAAGACTTAGACATTTCTATGTATAAAGCCTTTGCAGTAGCGTCATCCATACGAAATTGTATAGAATATTCTGCACCATCGTCCAATGCACCGCAGGGCATAGACTTGTTTGCCTTACTATCAAAGTGATAGGTAGTATTAATTTTAGGCCAAAGAGCCTCTACATTTTTTATTATATATGTTTCCATATTCGCTTCTCCACTTCCTATTTATATATCTTCGTCTAGATCAACAAAGTCTAGATCGTCGTTAGTTTTTACACCACTGTTGCTATTATTTTTTTCGGCAGTGGTTAGTGCGTCGGCTACATCTCCAACACGAAACCTATAAGTATTACCTATTTTAACGTAGGTATCTTTAGGAATATGCTCTTGACGCACCCAAGCGCGTACAGTTGATATGGACACACTAAAGTGTTTAGCCACATCTTCTATAGGTACAAAAGGTTCGTTCATTTTTTCCTCACAGAAATTACTAGTTCCGTTTCAGTATTCAAGGCATCAGGAACTAAAGTTGGATTTTCTTCTAGGAACTCTCTTATGTTGGTTTGATTAAGACGTTTATCGAGAAGCTCTGGTACGTTATGCTCTTTAATAAAGTTGTGCATAGCGTCCCAATCGCCTGTCCAATACTTTGTCCTTTTAGACCGAAAGAATAGTCCCTCAGAAGTTCTTACGCTTTCAACTTTGTGTCTTTCACAATGTTCAAGCATTGCCTGTTTCAAACGATCAAGCTTCCTTGAAAGCTCCCCGTCTGTTTCTTTAAACTGCGCTGATAACGCAGATCGTTCTGCTCTTATTTTAATGTAAGCTTTTGCTAGCTTATCTGGTGTTATATCTTCCATAACTCTCTCCTCTAACTATCAGAATATAACATATAGTTACTAATGATACGTTAGTCAAGTATTTCTTTGTATAAATCTGTAAGTTTTGTGTGAACGTTTATTCTTTTGTCTAATAAGGTATAAACGTGCTTTTCTGCAGCAGACCCTTGTAGTTGCACTACAGTAGATTTGTGCTTCTGTCCTGATCTATGCACCCTAGCGTTTGCTTGGTCGTAAGTTTCTAATGAACTTGTAGGTCCCCACCACACCACTGTGTTAGCGGCTGTTAACGTAACACCGTGCGCTGCGGCTTGTGGTTGTATCACTAGGATTTTCGGGTCTACGGATTCTTGAAAAGCTTTAAATATATCTGTCCTTCTGTGGGCAGGTACATCTCCACGTATAACCTCAGTTGTTATACCCTCACTCCTTAATTTATCTGTTAATATGTCAATGACATGTTTGAAGGGTACAAATATTAACACCTTCTGACTTGATTCATCAATGACTTCCCGCAGAACTTTGTATCGGTGTCTAATGTCAAACTCTAATACTTCACCATCATCTGTATACACAGCTCCTGCGGATATTTGTAGTAACTTGTTAAGGCTCACTGCTGCGTTCATGGCGGTAACTTGTTCACCTGTTATATCCATGACCATCTTATCTTTAAGTTGTTTGTAGTATTTCTTTTGTTGTGCAGTCATCTCTACAGCACGTTTGGTAAATATCATTTCAGGTAGATCAAGACATTCTTCTTTTGTAAATCGTATAGCAGGTTGCAATGCTTTAAACACTATATCAGTAGCACTCTCTCTTACCTTCCAAGTAAATTGTGAAACCTTAAACATAAGTTGATCTTTGAAAGAACCAAAAAACCTTGGCACTCCGTTAGGGTTTACGAGTTTTGCAAGCCCGTAAGCATCTGTCGGATTTTGCGCGGCGGGAGTTCCTGTCATCATCCATAACCATGTATCTTCGTCTACTAGTTGTTTGAGTGTCTTCCACCGTGTCGTCCGTGCGTTCTTATAGTGCGTTGCTTCATCGACAATGATAAGGTCAAACCCACCTCTTCGTAATTCGTCTAAAACTATAGCTACACCGTCATAGTTTATAATGACGTACTCAGAGCCTTCGTTGATTATCTTCTTGCGTTTTTGTGATGCACCGTGCGCTACAGATACCGTTCTGTGTGTAGCAAAGGTAAACAAGTCATCACGCCATGCACTGTCCATGATCGAGAGAGGGCAGATAACTAACACACGTTTTATAATTTTATGTTTGAGTAGATAGTCTGATGCCCATATGGCACTCGCTGTCTTACCTGTACCTTGCTCGTTAAAACAAAACGCCTTCTTGTTCAACGTAAAGAAAGACGCCGTTGTTATCTGGTGCTTAAACGGTTTGTGTTTACCTGTCCACTGATACAATTTTTCTATGGGTGACGGTGCTTTTATATCCAAAGCATTGAGGCTCACTGCTTCTTGCAATCCCCAATGCACAACAACTTTATTGTCTCCAACATCTTTGCTTTTAGGTATGACACTCGTTACTTTACTAGGATCACGTAGGCGTAGCAACAACGCCTTATCGTCTATAATTTTCATTTAACTCTCCCAAGTTATTTATTTTTTCTTTTTGTGTTTTGCTCTTATTTGTTCTTTTGCTCTTTTAGCTATCGCGGCTTGTTCTGGTTTACCTGCAACTTTAGCCCTTTGTTCTACTACGGTGAGTATCTGTATCTTCCTAGCAAAAGGTTTATTAATCTTTTTAACTTTATTAGCAGTAGCCCTAGCATCTGCCACAGTAGCAAATTTAATAGGAACGGTATCTTTTGGGTTTTCGTCCGTATACAACCTACGTCCTGACCCTTTTGGTTTTTTACCTGTACCTGTCTTTGGGTCTTTCTTCTTCATTTCTTATCCTTCTTCTTTTTATCCTTCTGTCCGTTTCTTGCGCGGTTCTTTGAAGGACTTTCTAATTTTGTCCCATCTTTGTTTGACCCACCTTTAGCTAAAGCTTTATTGTGCGAAACATCTTTACCACTGCGATTAATGCCTTTTTTATCGTAGGCACGTCTGGCACGTTGCCGTTCCATTCTATCGGGGTGCTCCCCACGCTCTTTCTGTTTCTTATATTCTTTCTTGTAGGGTCTAGGTGATTTTGTATATGGCATCAATTACTCCCATTATATACACATTCAATTACGGCACAGTGCTTCCTGCAAAGTCCGCTTGGTCGTGCGTTCCAAACATCTTCCTCGTATGCAATCTCCATACGCTTGTAACTCGCTAACCATTTATCCCACAAAGCAGGTAACATGTCATCTGTATATTTCTCTTTGACAAACTTTTTAGCTAATACAAACATCAACCCTGCGTTCACTTGTGTTACTTCAGGGAAGTGTTTGAAAGTTGCCATAGCCATCAACTCAAGTTGACCTTTATCTGCATACTTAGCAGACTTACTTGTTTTATAGTCTACTACCCATGCCTTTGCTCCATCCATGATAACAAGATCAGCGATACCACGCCACCACACATTCTCATCTCTAAACCCACAAGGCTCTAAATCTGATGTCAAACCCATACGTATTTCTGTTAACTTGTTACCACGTCTATTACTTAGCGCAGTCAGTGGGTCCTTCATGTAAGCAAACTTGTCAGGCACTGGTTTCCCATCACGAATAAACTCTTCGGCAACAAGATGGGCTTCTGTTCCGTAGCGCATAGCTTCGGTTTCACTAACATGGTAATCTTTAGCTATTTTCATATGATAAAACTGCTTCGGGCATTGCTCAAAGGATTTAATTCTACTAAATGACCACGGTGCTATGCTCACTCACAATCTCCATATGATTTGCCTGTTCCCGACTCACAATTAATCGGTAAACCTTTTGCCCAATCGGGTGTCCAACGCATACATTCTTCGATGTACTCTTGCGCTTCTACTACGTCCTCATCTTTAACACAGCATACCACAGAATCATGAACTGTCAAAACAACCCTGTGTTTTTTAGCTATCTCCAACATCTGCTCACCGATAATACAACGTGCTATGGCTTGACATACGTTCTCTATAACCTTACCGCCGTATATCCTGTTACGCCCACGACGAACTTTATAATGAAACTCTACACCCTTGTCAGTCTGGTCGAACTGCAAGTCTTCGTATCGTAGCTTTAAACCAGACGGTAGTATTATCGTACCATCTTCTATCTTCAATACATCCTTTAGACCAAACGCAGTAGCGGACTGCAGGTAGCGTTGTGCATCACGCCATAACTCGTTAATCTTATAGTTAGCTTCACGGTATATCTTTATGACGCGCCTTGCTTCGCTCAACTCCATATCAAATCCAAATGTTTGTAGTTGGTTCTGAAACTTCTGCGCTCCCATACCATACCCTGCACCCAAGATAGTTGTCTTGCCAACGAACCGTTGATCCTTGGTAACATCTTCTTCTTTGACCCCATAGATGCGTGATGCCATTTT